CCGACGTTAACCCCGTTCGACAGGCGCGCGATGTAGGGATCGATCGCAAAGAGAAGGCCACTCATCGTCTAATCTCCTCAAAACGTTGACCAGGGGATCACTTGCCCCTGAAATCCAGTTGATAGATGAAGGAAAGCGATACGCGAACGCCGCATAACACCCCGCTTCCCGTGCTTCCCATGGCGGGAGCGACAAACTCGGCGGGTTGCCAGCTCATCGGGAATTGGGTGAAGCGATGCAGGGCGCGACGAATGGCGTACCAGAGCGCAGAGACGGTTTCATCCCAGTTGGATGCGCCATAGGCGGAAGCCTCCAGCGCCAATGTCCTTTCCCAACGCTGAAAACCACTCTGCGGCGCGGTATTCGTGTCGGGGGCATCCTGCTGCATGACGAGAGCGATGACCGTTTTGGTGGTATTCCCATCGCCCACCAGCGCGGCGTTTCCGATCTCGACGGCATCGACCGTGATCGGGTAGCCGTTGGCTACGGTGATGGTGCGGAGGTGATCGCGCAAAGCGATCATCTGGGCATAATCGGAGGTCATGCGATCGCGACCTTGACGGTCAAGCCGTCGCTGTCCAGAACCTGGTCGATGCGGTACATCACGTCGTGCACGGTCAGCGTAGCCCCGATTTCCGGGGCAGGAACATCGGCATACGGCAGTTCGGCGGTGCGCCGCATCTCGGCCCGAGGGCTGTACTCGCCCACCTGTTCCAGCGCCTGGCTCAGCATCGCCCAGGTGGAGACTGGAACGCCGGTGGTGGGCGTGTAGATGGCATCGTCCCCGAACTGCTTGCGCAGCGCGGGGAGGCCGACGTTAGTCATAATTTCGTCGAGGCGGCTCATTAAGCGACCGTGCCCACGCCAATGTTCAGCTTGACCGCTCCGGTGGTGGCCGCGCTGGCCGCTGCCGCCGCCGCCACGCAGCACACAGACACATCACCCGTGGCGGGTGTGGCGCTGCCGACGTCGAACTTTCCGGCACTGACATCCCACAGCAGTTTGCTGCCAATCGTCCAGGCGCTGCCGGTCACTTTGGGTAGCATGAATACGCCCTCGATAGCGACCGATCCCGTCGATCCATCGGCGATGTCGGTCAGGGCGACCCCGATGATGTTTCCCATGACGACCGGCGTACCGGCCGCAATGGTCGAACCGCTGGCATTGGTGTATTCCAGAACGTCGCCGTCCTGCACGTATTTCATGGTCATGCTGAAATCTCCGAGTCGATCCGAGGAATCTTGGCTTACGCGCCGGCGTTCTTGTACAGGGTCCCAGTCCAGCGCCTTGACGGCGGCGTCCAGGCGCACCTTGAATTCCACCCCGTCCACGGTCCACCCGTTCTGTTGTTCGAGGTACGGGTTGGGGTTGCCGTCCAGGTAGGCGACTTCGAGGGTGTCGAAGACGTTGGGATCGGCGGCCAGGAAAAACGCCGTGGTGCTGGACGCATCCAGCCGGGCATCGCTGACCAGGGTCAGATTCCAGCCGCGCGCCGGGTTGTAGCGTTGCAGCTTGTTGGCGGTGTCCGGGTCGTACTCGGAATTGAGCAGGATGCCGGCCGCGTCCTCCAAGGTCAGCGGGACGATCAGGAAGCGCGGGCGAATGTTGAGGGCGTTCGCCGCGCCGCTGCTGTCGGTTTGCCGGCCCATCGCGGTGCGTCCCGCGCCCACCGTCGCCAGCGCCAGCGCGCCGCCAGACCCGGCGAGGTTGGAATGGTTGGCGTGGAACAACGCAGTGCCGTCGGCCATGGCCGGATTGCCGGTCAGCACGGCATACACCAGATCGCCCACCTTGCGCGGCGCGGCGCGGCCCATCTTGCGCGGGATGTCGGTGAACGCGCCGATGTCGTCGTTGATGATGGCCTGGCGGGTGATGGTGAACAGCTTGCCGTAAGTAGCTAGTTGGATCTGCTCGCGGCGGTCGCCGAGCGAACCGTGCTTGAACTCGCCGCCTTCCTTGATTTCATCCAGGTCGGAAAACTCGCTCAGGCCGACGCGAGAGGCGGCCTTGAAGTCGGTCAGACGACCGACGCTGGTCCAGGTTTGGAAGGTTTCATCGGCCTCGCTGTAGCCTTTCAGCATCGCCTTTTCGGCGGTATCCGCCAGCAGATAGGGGAAATCGCTGGTGGAATGCGTGATCGCCGCCGCGACCAGGCCCATCTTGTCGCTGGGCATGGCTGACAGGCCAGCTCGCGAGAGGGACGCGCGGGCCAGTTCCAGCAAGGTGTAGCCGCGGAACTCGTTGGCCTTGTCGTCCTTTGCCAGGCCGGCGCGAATAGCCAGCGCGTCGCTGGCACCCGCTTTGAATCGGTCGCGGCCGTCGGCGGTCACCGACATGGAGCCGTGCAGAGGCTCGGCGGATTCACCCATCTTGGCCAGAAACCGCTGGCTGGCCATTTCGGGCGTACAGTTCATGTCGTCCAGGCACGCGGCCAGGATTTGCTGCAACTCCGGGCGCTTGGCCAGATTTCCCGTCAGGCGTCCGCTAATTTCGCGGCGGCGCTCTTGTTCGGCGGCCAGGGCTTCCCGGCGGGCGGCGTCCTGAATGGAAACGACGTTATCGGGACAGGCGCTGGCCTGGGGCGGCGTCGCCGGGGCGGCGGTGCCGCTTGGGGTCTGGGTAACATAGGCCGACTTTGGCGCGGCCGCTTGGGGCTGAGTTTCGGGGGGCATGGCGGCCACTCCTTTTGGGTTGAAACCAGGGCGGAAGCGCGGCGGAATCGACGCGGCAACCTTCAATTCATCGGAAACGGTATCCGCGAAACCGGCGGCCTTGGCCTCGGCGGCGGTGTACCAGTGATTCTCGCCATCGGTCAGTAGGGCGAGCATGTCGGCCTCGGGCCGGCCGCTCTTGCGGGCGTAGCTGCTGGCCATCGCGGCGGCGAAGCGGTCCAGCACGGCGGCCATGTCGCGCAGGTCGGCGGCGTTGCCCTGCACCATGCCCCAGGGGGCATGGATCATCAGCAGGCTATTGGCCGGCATGTCCACCGTGTCGCCGGCCATGGCGATGAGGCTGGCGATGGAGACGGCGACGCCTTCCACCGTCACGGCCTTTTGGGCTGGGTGGCGACGCAGGGCATTGTAAATCGCCAGGCCGTCGGAGACCGCGCCCCCATGGCTGTTGATGCGGACGTTGAGGGTATCCGCGTCGATGGCCGCCAAGTCCTTGACGAACTGCTTGGCGGTAACGGTCTGGTCGGTCCACCAGTTTTCGCCGATGTCGCCGAAGATGTAGATGTCGGCGGTTTTCGGCTTATCGGAGGCGCGGATTTCGTACCACTGTTTCATGGGCTGTGGCGCTTTGCGTGGGGTTGGCGGGGGGCGCGGGCGGAAGGCCCAGCGCGTCGAGTTGATTGTTCCAGTCGACGAGTTGCCTCAGCACGTCGTCCGGGTTTCCGCCGCGCGAGCGGATGACCTGTTGCGGGCTGGCAAATCGGTTGTTGACGGCCTCTGCGTTGGCCTGCACTTCCTTCAGCGGATCGATCCACAGCATGGCCGGCGCGCGATAGCTGGCGGCGTTCAACGACAGCGGGTTCAGGTCGACGGGCACCCGAACCGTTCCCGCTGCCACCGCCGTTGCGACGAACCGTTGCCACACCGGTCGCACGAATTGGCCGATGAACAGGGCGGATAGCAGTTCGTAAGCGCCTTGTTGCTCCACCAGTTCTTGCCGTTGGGCGCTATAGGTGCCGTTGTAGTCGCGGGCGAGGCTGGAATAGCTGGTGCCGAGTCCAGCGGCGGCGGCGCGCAACTGGCCCTTGCGGAATTCTTCGATATTCGGGTTGGGGCGCTTGGTGTCGATCAGCCCCACGTCCTCGCCGGGCCGCAGATCGTCGAAGATCATGCCAGGGGAAAGCTCGAACTGACGGGGGGCGTCTATCGTGTCAGGCGGCGCAAGGTCCGGGAGCGTCTTTTTTATGTAGGCCGTCATGCGCGCAGCGATATTGGCTGCGATGCGCTCGTCGTCCTCGTACTGCTTGATGTCGTTCAGCCGGCGAATCACGGCGGCGAATTGCGACACGCCGCGCGCCTGGCGGATTCGGTCCACCAGCTTGAGGTGCAGGACTTGTTCGGTGGGCACGCGCTTGAGGTCGCTGCTCAGGCCGAACGGCGCGCCAAAGAGTGCACCGGGATGGATCTTGTACAGGTGATAGGCGCGGGGTCGGCCCCAGGCGTCTCGCTCCACGCCGGATGTGATGCCAAGCGCCGGATCGTGGAAGTCGAGCGGCAACAAGTCAGCTTCCAGCAGTTCCAGCGAGAGAGGCACGCGGGTTCCGTGGTCGAGGTAGGCGCGAGTGCCGTCGATCACTTGAGCCAGCACTTCCCCGTCGCGGAACCATGCGCGCGCCATCAACCGTTGCGTCGCGATCCAGTCGTGCTCGAAGGTGACTTCGGGCCATTGAACCCAGTCGTCCCAGGCTTCGAGCAGGGCATCGGCGAAGGCGCGATGGATTTCACCGGTCTTGGCTTTCGGTTGCGGTTCGATGCCGATGCCGGCCGGGCCAACCGTGAATTGCACCAGCCGGTCAAGCGCGCCACGCGAAACATCATGGTTTTGATCGAGGTGCCGGGCGAATCGGCGCAATCGCTCGCCAGCCATCGCCACAGTCGCATCGCCATCGCGGCCATCGCGCCAACTTGGATGGGGCTTGCGCGGGTCCGCCGCTTCGTAAAGCGCCTTGGGGCGGAAGATCTTGGAAATCCAGCGCGGCATCATTCCAGAAACCTCGCAACTGCGTAGCCGCGACGCACGGCAGATGGAGACTCGAGCGCTTGAATCGCTTGCTGCAGCTCGTAAATATGCAGCTTCAGCGCGGCCGGGGTCGGCGGGATGAAGGAAAGGCGCTTATCGCCTGCGCCCAGCGCCGACAGCGATTCGCCACGCTCCAGCAGCGGCAGAGCCGCGAGCGCCAAGGCGAGATCGGATTGCAGGGTTTCTAGCGGAATTCCGTCATAGATCATGCCAGCAATTTAGCGTTGGCATGATTGCAGAACTAGACGAGTTTGCGAGTGCGCTTTGCAATCTGCCGATTGGAATCCGCTAGATTGCCCAGTCCTTCCGCCGCCAAACCGTGGAAGGGTGAACCCCGGCTTTGCGAGCGATGGCTTTTGCAGGAAGGCCGGCCGCGAGCCCCTCGCGAATCATTCGGTCTCGCGACTCAGAATCCGTTTGCTTGATATAGCACTGCCCCGCCCAGCACAGCCTGAGCCGGTCGAAGATCGGATTTAGAACGGCATCTGGGGAGGAAACCCCCATGGAAGCGAGCAGCTCCAACATTTCGGCACGCGCATCCGCCAACGGATCACAAGCTCCACGACCGATCGACATGAGGGGTGGATATCCTCTTCGTGGGGGTAATCCGGCGGGCCGGAACCGGTTGGTCAAGGCGAATCCTGCTGCGAGCCGGGTCCGCCCAGGCAGGGGATGACTCCAGCGGATCTGTTCGTACCCAAGGATCAGTGCGACCGCGTGATTATAGACGCAGAGATCGAACGCCTCATTTCTGGCCCCGCTCAAATTTTCCCAGCGTTTTGTGGTTCTAGTTTCGGCGGCTAACTCATCGTAGAACCACCCGCCCAGCCAGTTCGGGAAATGAATAAATCCCGCGCCGGGCTGCGTGCGCTCAAGGTCTGAGGCCAAGCTATCCTTGAGCACCAAGGTGTTCAGAATCCAAACCGGAATCTCCCCCATCGCATTCGCTGTCCGGTCAGAGCGATGGCTAGAATCTGGGAAAGAGCGCAGCACGCGGGGGCCGCTGCTGCTGCCCTTGAGCAACATGACCTTCGCCCCCATACCGACCGATAGCGCTCGTTTCCAAAACGCATAGGCGCGCTCGGTAACGCCCGCTTTCCCTCCAGAATCCACGCCAATAGCGATTGGGAGCAGGCCGCTTTGGGCATCGTCTGAAAGCGGGTAAGGCTTTGCCAGAATGTCTAGGAGCAGCATCCAATCATCCAGGACGCGAGCGGGATCAATGGGCTCCGGCTCGCCGTTTCCCCCTAGACGCTTGGACCAGCGCAGGTTGTACCGGTCAATCAGCCAGCGCTCATTTCCTTTCCCCCAGCCCATGACTTGCACCACAAAGCGTTCTTTCTGCACGTCCACTGCCGCCGTCAGGAATAAAACACCGGTGGGAACGACTCGCTTTTCTATGTCCTCGGCGCGGGAGGCGATGGCTTGGCCGCTGCGCACGACGGCCAAATGCCGAGGTCGATAGGCGGTTCCAAAATCGGTGGTCACGGTCGCCTGTAGCGGCCCCTCGTCTCCGGTGCGCTCCATGACGTGATGCGCATGGTCGTAGCGGGATACTAAGCTGTCCCATGATTGATAAGTGGCCGCTGGGCCGGTGAGCCAATAGCTAGCGAGGTCTGTTTTAGGCTCGTCTCCCTTGCAATCGCGGCGCTGTCCTTCGCAGAGCCAGATGCCCGTTGCGTTCATGCCCTCTTTACGATCAGAGTAAATCGCGGACCCGCAGTGCGGGCAGATGAGGTGCGCCCTCTTTTTGATCAGCGTAAACGCTTCGCGGGTTGGAGCGGCCGTGAAATCCTCGCGGCAGTTCGGACAAGACCAGTACCAACGTCGACGGTCGCCTTGGTTGTAGAGCGCGAAAATTCCCCCGCAGGGCGGGCCTTCGTGGGGGTTGGTATAGGTCCACTTTGGATCTGAGATCACCTTTCCGGGCGAGCTTTCGCAGACGATACGCCCCGATGAGTGAAACGTCTGAATGCGCTTTCGGGCTGGAGTAAAAACGTCGCCTTCATGCCCAATATCATCAGGGAACCGGTCGTAATCGGTCAGCGCGATATACCGGATATCGAAGGCCGAGACTTGGGTGATAGTCGGCCAGCCGATGGTAAAGAGCATCCCGTTACGGTAGCGCTTGGCCAGAACGTTGTCATCGTTGGCGTAGGGCGATAGCTTTTCCCGCATCGCCGGGCTGAACTGATTTAGCCGGTCGATGCGAGTCTGACTGTAGCGCTGGGCGGCATGTTGCGTCATGTGAATGATGTGCATGTCGCCGGGGTCGCAAAGCACAGCGTAGACCAGAAACCCATCGCAAAGCGCGACGGTTTTCCCGCTGCGGGACGGCCCCACGAAAATGATGCCTTCAATGGACCGGTCTGCGATGCGGTTCATCGGCTCAACCATGTAGGGTGCATCAGCTTTCTTCCAGGGCTGGTTTGATCCGCCGGGAAGATAGATGCGGAGGTTCTCCTCTACCGCGTCGGCCACCGACATGCGGCGCGGTGGCCGCATCGCTTCTCCGGCACCCATAAAGATGGTGGAGCAGGAGGCATATTCAGCCATTCATCGCTCCCACCAGCGCCGCATACAGGCTCTCGCGGGCGTCATCGATCAGATGCTGAGCGCGGGCCACGGCGTCAGGGGATAGGGCACAGCCGCGCTCCAAGGCGTCAGGAAGGGTAGACAGCACCAGGGCTAGTGCCTTGAAAGCTTCCGATGCGATGCGCTCGACTTCAGCGGCAGGGATGAGCTGGCCTTGCTCTTGTCCCAGCTTGAGGCTCTCGCGCTG